TGCTATTGGTAGCGGTGCAAGTTATGAGCCTTATAGACAAGAGGCAATTAAGAAAATTGCAGAGCGTGAATTGCACGCAAGAATGAATGATTATGACCCAGATTAATGGAGATGAGATATGGCGGAAATAGCAAACATTTTCTCTTTAGAAACAAAAGAAAATGAACAACACAATGGGATGATTGATACTCAATCGGCAAGAGAAAGCCAAGAAGTACAGGCTATGATGGTTATAGCGAAACGATTCCCACGCGATCCAATTGATGCAATGGACCGAATTTTAAAATCTTGTACAAGAAAGACTTTGGCTCAAAGTGCGGTTTACTCCTACCCTAGAGGAGGACAATCAGTAGAAGGTCCATCAATCCGACTAGCTGAGACATTGGCCCAAGAATGGGGAAATATTCAATTCGGTATCAGAGAATTAAGCCAATCTAATGGAGAAAGTACTGTTGAGGCTTTTGCTTGGGATATCCAAACAAATACAAGACAAGTTAAGGTCTTCCAAGTACCACACGTTAGATATACAAAAAAAGGAAAACAAATTCTTACAGACCCTAGAGATATATATGAAGTAGTAGCAAATAACGGCGCTAGACGATTAAGAGCTTGTATTTTAGGGGTTATCCCTGGCGATGTAATAGAGGCCGCAGTTGAACAATGCTCAGTTACATTGAAAGCAAATGAAGATGTTTCCCCAGAAGGATTAAAGAAAATGGCTGGTATTTTCTTTGATAACTTTGGAGTAACGCAGGACATGATTGGAAAGCGTTATCAATGTAAATTTGAATCATTGCGCCCTGCCCAAGTCGTCCAATTAAGAACCATTTATCAATCGTTAAGAGACGGTATGTCACACCCTAAAGACTGGTTCGATTTTGAACCTGAAAAGCCAATTATAAATTCAAGCGTAGATAGCAATACATTTGAGCAATGCAAACAAAGCATTGCCAACGGCGAAACCACCCTACAAGAGCTTTGTGATAGCGGAGCGTATGAGTTTAGTCAAGAGCAATTAACAAAACTGGAAGAGCTAGAAAATGGAAATGTATCAACTGAAAGCTAGATGCTCTGGGCTTGCTGATTTAATGGTTAAACCAAAAAGCGGTAGTGGAATTTCGGCTACCGCTAAAAGTGCGGTGAGAAAGATAGTTAAATATGACCTATTTGGCTACCAAGATTTTGAGGGCAATAAATACACCGAGAAAGGAATCGCTCTTGAAAAACAGGCTATTAAATTAAGTGGTCGCAAGCGTGGATTAGCTCTCAAGAAAAACGAAGAGAGACGAGAAAATGATTGGATTACTGGCGAATGTGATATTTACGTTCCAAGCAGAAAGCTAATCATTGATACAAAATGTTCGTGGGATATTGGCTCGCACCCATTCTTTACCGATGAGGCGGAAGAGAAAGCCAAAAAAGCTGGTTATACAATCCAAATGCAAGGCTATATGTGGCTATGGGATTGTGAAGAGGCTCAAATTGACTTTGTACTATTGCCTACTCCATACGAGCAATTATCAAGTTATGACAATCCAGAGCGATATATTGACTTAGTGGAGCAAATACCACAATCAAAACGCATTACAACCGTTACGGTTAAACGTGATGACAAAATAATCGAAGAAATCAAAGAGCGAGTTAATGCCGTTCAAGAATACTATCAACAATTAATTAAGGAAATGAGCTAATGGCACGCAATACCAACACTGTTATATTAATCGGTCATTTAGGTGGTGATCCAGAAATCCGCCAATTCCAAAATGGCGGTCAAATTGCCACATTTAACCTTGCTATCGGTGACGATTACCGTGATAAACAAGGTGATACCGTTAATCGTACGCATTGGATACCAATTGTGGTACACGGCAATTCTGCCGATGTGGCGAGACAATATCTTCAAAAAGGCTCAAAAATCTGCGTAACAGGAAAGCTGGTGCAGGAAAGTTGGCAAGATCAAAACGGCAATAATCGCACCGCACTTAAAGTTGCGACACAATCGTTTGAAATGCTAGACAGTAAAGCAAGAAATGAGATGCAACAGCCAACCAAAGGTAAGGAAAAAACAGACCCATTAAGTGCGATGGCTGAACAAGATGATTTTTCAGATGGGATTCCATTCTATGGGTGAGTTATGGGTAAAGAAATAACACTTACCCTTATCGAGGGGCTTAAAAAGACGCAGGTTTGTGCTGATAGTATTTTTTACATTAAGCCAGTTGGTGATAACTCTTTCATATCAACAACAGACGGAAAGAGTTTATTTGTGAAAGAAAGTAAAAGCCGAATATTAAAAATGATTGAGACCGCTAAATAAGGCGGTTTTCTTTTTGTAAGGAAAAAGAAAAAATGAAATTAAGTCAAAATACAAAATTAGAAATTTATAACAAAATTGTGGCAAGTCTAAATGTAAAAGGCTTTGGAACTATCGCGAAAGAGTTACAAGAAAAAATAGATGATGTGCAACCGAAATGGTTTGTTGAATTTTATAAATCAACGCTAAAGACTTGCTCTGAACAAGGTCTATCATTTACAACTTATAAAACCGACACTATTGGAAGTGGTCGATACTATCATTTTTGGGTTGAGCACGAATTCTTTAACTCTCAGAGATGTAAACAGTTATTTCTACTTGCTCGCCAAGAAGTTGATCAAATCAAAGAAGATTTAAAAAAATTAAAAGAATCAATCCTTGCGGTTAATACAGACAAAGCCTTTTTAATTGCATTCCCACAATGGGAGCAACAACTCAATAAAAGCCTACCAACACGAAAGGTTAATATGCCAGCGATTAAAATGGACGTATCTTACTTAGATAAATACAAAAACAAGGAACAGAAATGAAAACAACAGAGGATATTCTGAATGAGCGAAAGAATACGCACGGTGATTTTATTCAAGGTTCCGTTACGTTTAATGCGTTAATGGAGCTTATTAATAAAAATCGCAAGAATATTGATGGAGTGCAGTATTACGCTTTGACAATGATCGCTGGAAAAATTGTGCGAATTTTAAATGGCAATCCGCATGAGACAGACCATTGGAGCGATATTATCGGTTACGCAACATTGGGCGGTCGATTGGAATTAGCTCAAGAAGTACAAGAGCCGCTAGTTGATATTTTGTCAGTGGTGAATCTTGGTAATCAGAAACAGTAATCAATATTTAACAAATCCAATAGGCGTTCCAAGTGAGCGCCTTTTGTTTTAAAGGAGACAAGATGAAACCAATTCTAGATGCTTGCTGCGGCGGAAGAATGTTTTACTTTGATAAAAACAATCCGAATGTGCTTTTTGCAGATATAAGAAACCAAAAACTAAGTTTTAAGGATCGTGACAAAATTAGACATTTAGAAGTGTCGCCTGATGTGATTCATGATTTCACCGATATGCCATACCCTGATAAATCTTTCAAATGCGTTATATTTGATCCGCCTCACTTAATAAAAGGTGGTGACAAATCTTGGCTAGTAAAGAAATATGGAAGATTAGATAAAGATTGGGAAAATCAGTTATTAAAAGGCTTTCGGGAGTGTATGAGGGTGTTAGACGATTACGGAACTCTTATTTTTAAGTGGAATGAAACTCAAGTTCCAGTAAGCAAGATTATCTCGCTCTTTGGCGAAATGCCAATAATCGGGCATAAATCGGGAAAAGCAAACAATACGCACTGGATGCTATTTATGAAAATTGAGGAGTAAGCATGACTGCACCATCTTTAGCCTATCAAGATGCAATGAATGGCATTGCTATTTTATATGACGCATTATCTAATGCGGAAAACGAGTTGGATAAATTAAAAAATCCATGGATTAAATGTTCGGAGCGGTTGCCTAAATTATATCAGACAGTTTTTAGCGGCATTATCTCAAGAGATGTACTGCTATATGGCATACCATATAACGATGGCGAAGAAGAAATGCGAGTTTTTGTTGGATACATGAGAGAAGATAACGAATTTTACACAGAAGATTCTGGTAAGTGTGATGTTGTTACTCACTGGCAACCACTCACGCCACCACCAACCGAATAACCAACGACCGCAAAAGTGCGGTCTTTTTTTAAGGAGAATTTATGAAACCGTTTGATTTACAAGAGGCGCTGAATGGTGCGCCGGTGAAGTTACGTAACGGACAAAAAGCGTATGTAGTCGGTCTTAGCAAAGTCGGTACAGAAGATGGCAATAGCTATATTGTTGGGGAGTATGAGCGCAATTTATGTAATTGGAGCAAAGATGGCAAATACTGGCTAAAAAGCGAAAGCGAATTGGATATTGTCGGCATGTACGAAGAGCCTAAACTAACATCCGAACAGGTGTTGGAAAAGGCTTATCAGGAAAATCTACCGCTTGATGCAATCGGCAAAAAAGCATTTGTTATCGCAAAAACAAAGGATGGTGATTATGTGATGCAATGCGGGGAGGATAATCTGTATTTTGCGAGCCATAAAACAGAGTGGGAATTTTACAAAGACCCCGTGCCAAAATCCGACACAATCACCGTTACGCTGCCTAAGCCGTTTAAGCCTAAAAGTGGAGATGGATATTATTATATTAATGAATATGGGGTTAAATTCGCCACATGTTATGACGAAGATGACGATAGCGATGTTGGAATGGCTGAAAATGCTCAATGTTATCGCACAAGAGAAGATGCTCAAAAATGGCTTGATTTTATGAAGAGTATGATTGAGTGAGTTATGTTATCATATTCAAAATTTTAAGGTGATGAATATGGAAAAAGCAGAAATTAAAACTAACTTCACTCCGTTTGCTGTGATGCCACTCGCTCTTGTTTGTGAGGCGACAAAGCTTAGCGAAGATGAGCTTTATAATCTCGTTCGTGATGGTAAATTCCCAAAGCCTATATATCCTCAACCGCATCTTAGCTGGAATGGTGAAGATGTAAGGAAATGGCTCAAACAAAACAAACACAATGAAGAATAATTAATAACCGCTCTTTATGGGCGGTTTTTTATTGGAGTAAATATGGATATTAATATCTACGAAGATTTTTTATCAAAAGCAGAAATTGAGTTTTTGACTGGCAGAAAGCAGAAATCTCTTGTTGTTGAGCAGCTAAATGCGATGGGGATACCTTTTAAGCGGAACGCCAACGGGTATCCTATTGTACGCAGAGATTATGACAAAGTAAAATCTCGGACTGCTAAAAATGAATTTAAAAATCATGAAAATAATGCTTGGAGACCATCTGTGCTACAAG